AGCTGAGCATTGTATATCTGCCGCTCAAATGGTGTGGCGACTGTGCCTACTTCAAGCTGTACGCCTGTGACGTAGAAGGTAGCACCGGATGTGCTGATCAAATCAACCGCGCCAGTGACGGATAAAATTGTGCTGCTAGTCCAAGCGTTAGCTGTCCCTTTATAGGTTGAGCCAGTGCCAAGGCTAAAATTAATAGATAAACCTGTACTTGTTGTCGTATTCCAAGTACCAGATGTTGATCCAGCGATAGTTACAGTTTTCTGTTCCCATGTGTTTGCTGCGTTGATGGTGTAGCTGAAAGGGTAATTTTGTCCCCCATATACCGCACCGCCAAACGTGCCTGTCAAACTGGAGCGGACCCAAAAAGACAAAGTGACAGTTGAAGCCCCAGCCGCACCAAAACCAAAATCTGCTACGTTGTAACCTTCAATCTTTTGCTCAATGAAATATCGCTGTGTTGCACCTATTGAAGCATCAGCAGTAGTAACTGTACAAACAACGCTTTTGGTGAAACCAGCAGGTGCAGTTGATGATTGTTGGGCTGTAAATACGCCATCTGTAACTTGACCAGAACATGCAAAGCGGTCAACTGGGAAAAAATCAAGAGCAGTATTTACTGTCACCGCCGCCCCAGCATTACGCTGATCTACCCGCATATCACCATTGATAATGCGGTTGCGTAGAAAGCTAGTGGACATAGCCGCAGTGCCACCAAAGGACACGTTGCCACTAGCATCTGTTACCATGTTGGCGGTAGCAGATGAGGCGTTCTGGAAGTTGGTAGCTTTTACGGTACTCATGGCGTTACCTCAAGTGCTTTTAACTCGTCTAGTGTCGAGCAAGTGTCTACCAATGCAGTAACATCCCTTAGACGCTGCTTCTCTGCAACGATGGCTGCGGTGTCTGCACTGCTCTCAAGCGCACGCTGAAAGGCTACGTCCTGAGCGGCTAGGAGTGGCTCACGCTCTGAGCGTAGACGCTGCTTGGTAATGTCCTTGGCCTTGGCGATGTTGATCGTGATCATTCAGAATACTCCCACGCATTGCGGAACGTGCGGTCAGATGGAATGTCGGACACGTCTACAATCTTGAATGGCTTACCAGCGGGTACGTCCTTGGCGGCGATTTCCTCAATGGTCATTGTCTCAAGAGCCTCTGGTGTCGGGATGATGATGGAAACTCCACCGTCGTCGTTTGGGTATATAATGCGGTTCATTGGGTTATCCTTTTAGCGGAATACTGCTATATTTACCATTTCGGAATCTGCTAAAGAAGCATTCGCCGCATTTGTCACTTGAACTTTTACTGCCGTTGTTGTAACTGCGGTTGCGTAAGCATCATTATGAATACGGATATTTTGACCGCCTGTACCACCAACTATTTTTGCCGTTCCAACAACGGAATAGTTTACATCTACCAGAGCAGCCGTAAAGTTCATCGTGTAGTCACCCGTGCCATTATCCGTAATGCTCGTAACATTGCCGCTACCACGGATAGCCACTGTTCCCGTGCCGTTGAAGTTCACCCAAGCACGGCAGCCGTATGCAACTGCTGCGGAGCCGTAGCCGGAGTTGAACTTAAAGTTTCCGCTTGAATCAAACTGACCAGTAGCAACACCACCTTCAGTAAAATCAATCGTGTCTGCTGCCGAGAAGAAGATGCCCGTATTGGTGTCGCCTGTAGTAGCAATCGCTGGAAGAGCCGCAGTCCCTGCCGCAAACTCTGCCTGACCAGACGCATTAACACGCATCCTCTCAGTGCCGCCTGTCGAGATGCCTACGATATCTGTGCCGTAGAAAACACCCGTGTTGGTATCAACACCCTGCACTGCTGGAGTAGCAGCAGAGCCATCAACACCAGCTATACCTGTGGTTCCGTTTATGGTTACAGTCATGGTGTTACCTCAATTACTTCTTCAACTGGAGGATTAAAGTCTGTGAACTGTCCTGTTGCAGGGTCGTATATCCAACCTATGTTGACAGGTGAGTCATCTGGTAGACCGACAAGGATCGTGCCTTCATATGCAGGATCGACAGACGGATCAGCCATAATCAGGTTAACGACAGTGCTGTCAGAGTTTTGAACTACTGCACATCTCATTATGAATACTCCCAGACAACTAAACGACCCGCAGCTCCCGCACTACCAGCAGTTCCATTGGTACTATTACCACCATCCCCTCCTTCACCACCAGCACCAAAACCATTAGCAGCAATATCGTTATCTCCCCCAATACCAGAAAAAACACCTGTGGAATTTCCACCAGGACCTCCTGCTGTTGTACCCCCTGAAATACTTGTCCCCCCATTGGAATATAACAATAATGAAGCTGTTGGACTTGCTACACCACCCGTTGCTCCAGCTTGACTGCTACCATTTGAAATACCACCTGCACCACCAGCACCACCAGCAGCAGCATATGTAGTCTCTCCAACAATAATACTTGTGGTTCCACCAGTTACGCCAGCTGTCCCGTTACCACTACTACTTGCTCGCCCTGCCCCGCCTGTTCCAGCAGCACCAACAGCTATTGTATACGATGTGCTTGGGGATACTGCGATGGTAGCTTGGAAGGTTGCAGCACCTGCCCCTCCTCTTCCCCCATTAGTAGATCCGGTATATCTACTTCCACCGCCGCCGCCGCCTCCACCCCCAACAGCTAAAACAACTATGAAACTGCAATTTGCTGGGGTTGTGTAAGATGTTCCAGTTAAAACCTGCGGGGCACGGACAAGCATTCCAGTCACACCCGTAATTGTTGGGCTGCTCAATGTCTTATTTGTTAGCGTCTGGGTAGCCGCTAGACCTACAAGCGTGTCAGTCACAGCAGGAAGCGTAAGAGTGTTGGTTCCGGCAACGGCAGGAGCGGTTATTGTAACCGATCCAGATGTTGATCCATTAAGGGCTACAGGCATTAGACAATACTCCATGTGCTGCCAGAAGGAACGGTGACCGTGATACCACTGTTCACGGTGATTGGTCCAAATGTCCCGGCGTTTTTGCTGGCGGTAATCGTGTAATTGGATGTCACGGTCTGACCGTTTTCAATGAAGATTTCGTCAGTGCCACCGCCCGTGGCACCACCACCGACCGTACCCCAAGCCGTTCCGTTGTAGCCCTCAAACTTAGTGCTGTCAGTGTTAAACCGAAACATGCCGGATGCGGGTGAGCCGCTGCGGTTAGCTGTCGTACTTGCTGGAACCTTGATCTGGCCCGTGCCAGACATCGTAATATCCGCAGTAGCTGTCGTGGCACCAAGGGTCTTGTTTGTCAGCGTTTGTGTGCCAGCTTCTGTCACAGGAGCGTTGGCAACTTCAATAAGGTCGATGCTGTTTGTGTATGCAATGGCCTTCTTGCCGACAGCAATCGTGAAGCCTGTCTGGCCAGATACCTTAACAATAAGGGCGATGTTCGTGTTGTTAAACAGTATATAGGGCTTATCCACCGCAGGAACGGTTACCGTATGCCCCGCTGTTGGCGTACCCGTGAACTCAATAACGTAGTTACGACCGACCGACGTTGTGCCATCAGGGATGGTCAGTGCCGTCGGACCAGCACCCGTAAGTGCCTGTGTGGCGTAACCCGCGATAGCCTCTTCAACCAACGTACCAAGGTTTGTATTGGTCGTGTCACCCCACGTACCGGACTGATCGCCAGTACCCATCAAAGTAAGTTTAAGATTAGTTGAGTACGTACTTGTCATGCCAAAAAACCTCTAGGCGGCTATCTGAGTCCAGTTTGGAGACTGAGATGGTGTGATGGGACTATACCCCGGAACTTGATTTGGTGCAATCGTTACCCACGCCGGAACTTGTCCCGGAGTAACTCCATTCCATGCAGGAGTTTGAGATGGACCAACTTGCACCCAAGAAGGAGTTTGGCTTGGAACAATCTGACCCCAGACAAGAACTTGTCCAGCAAACCCCGTAGAAAATACACCTGTGACATTAACATTTGCTCCTGCTGTGACAGATACTGAGCCAACCTGCCCCGTTGCAGATACGCCCGTGACATCGACAAGGTTGATGGTTTCAATATCAACCGTACCAACTTCGCCAGTTGCCGCAATACCCGTCAGGGAGACATTGGCGTCGGATTGAACTTCTAAAGAGCCAACGCCTCCTGTAGCAGATACGCCCGTAAGGCTAACATCAACACTAACTACAACAGAGACTGTTCCAACATTGCCTGTGGCAGATACGCCCGTGAGATCCACATTGGCGGTAGCCGTGACAGTTGCCGTGCCAACTGTACCTGTGGCAGATACGCCTGTGAGGCTTACATTGGCGTCCGCAATGACAGAAAGAGAACCAACCTGTCCTGTGGCCGATACACCCGTAAGGTTTACATTGGCGTCAGCCGTGACAGAAAGAGAACCAACCTGTCCAGTTGCAACCCCAATATCAATCGCACCCGTGCCAAACGCACCCAGACCCCATCCTTGGGATCTAGACCATCCTTCAAAGGCTACGACTGCATCTACCATTGCTCATCACGCTATGCGAATAATGGCACTAGAAGCATCGTTTGTTGGGAAGATAACGGTAAATGTACCCGCTGATGCAGTTTTGTCCGAACCAAAGTCCAACACAACAACCGATTTATCGGCCTGCGTTGAGTTGTACAACAGTGCGCCGCGAGCGGTAAATGACGCCGTGGACCAAGAAGAATCGGCAAAGTCAGCAAAAGCTGTCGTGCCAGAAGACGACGTTGTGCCAGATGTCAACGTGTTGCCGCCAGCAACATACGCAGAACCCGACGTATTGGTCGTTTCACCAGACGTTGTGTACGCTGTGGTTGCTGCGGTAAGAGTTGCCGCATCTGTGTACAGTGCCAACTTGAATGTGTCAGCAGTTGTTGCAGCACGGACAACCGTTGTGCCGATTGCGTGGATACCGCTCAAGAGTTCAGTCTTAAACGATGTCGTCATAAAATTACCAGTGAAACTCATGATACCTTCTCCTCATGTTTAAGTACCCAAGGAGGAATGTTTCCGCCTCGTATGTTTGCTGCTGTTATTTTAGCACGAGTTTCAGCAGAATGCACGTACCCCGGACGCCAATTTTTAAGGCCCTTGTTCCAAGGTGGTTTATTTCCAAATAGAGTAGCTTCACTGTTTTTATGTACGCCACGCCTTATCGCAGATTCGCTCATTTGTTTTTTAGACTTATCCGCGTACTTAAAACCTCTTCTCATCTCCGCAGCTTTTTTACGTTCAGATGCTACAATACGGGATTTGTATCCGGGGATTCTCCCCATCGCAACAAGTGCATACCAATTTCCCTTTACATCTGGAAAAATACGAACCAGTAACTTATGGCAAATAAAATGTTCTTTTGCTGTCAAAAATACAATATTATCTTTTGTATTTAACCCGTCCATACATTTTGGTAAAATATGATGTTTTTCAACATATTCTGTTGGACGCTCTCTGTCCTGCGCCCGTTCAACTATATTATTGTAGGCGCGTAGATAATTCATAGTTGTTTTATAAGTTCAGCTAATTGTGGTTGACCAGCTTCTGTCACCAGATGACTGACCGTGGATCTGTCGCATTGTATAGCACGTTTCATGTAGTGCAGTATAACCTGTTCTACCTGATTTTGAAATGCTATTGCTTGACCTCGAATTACATCCGGCGCAGTAGCCGATACATCGACAATCCTCTTCGACGCCTGTTCCGCCCAGAACTCAGGAGGATGGCCTCCGTTGTCCGACGTAACTACCTCAACTGTAAATGTTCCGGTTTGCATCGCTGGGGTAAACATCAATTAGCCTTCACTCTGATAAGACCATCACGATAAGCATCGTCGTTCTCACGACCTTCACCGTAGTTCTTGAGACGGGTAAGAGCCTCAATAAACCGTTGATTGTACGTGTTAAGAAGTTCGTTCTCACCCTTCATAAACGTATAAGCCTCTACCAGAGATCCATACAAAAGGGCTTCGATAGCATTGTCCCCGAGCCATGTAGTTGCTCCGGTCGTGATGCTGGCGGGCTTGTAGTAATAGTGGATCTCGGCAGAGAACGCGGCGTTTGGCACAGGAGCGATCAGGAAGTTGTCCTTGTCAAACAAGGCGTAGTACTTCGGAATACCCGTTGCTTCGGTCGGGTTATACTCCTGTAGATACTCCACGTCCTTGTTCAATAGGATAACCTTTGACCCGGACGACGTGATCATCAAGCTAAACGGTGCCAGAAAATCTGTCGGGGCTGTCAGATACTTATTTGAGGCAGTCATCGTGCCAGTGGCATTCTTCCTGAAGTCCTCAAGATCGACGGCGTAGAAGATGCGTTCTTCAGCACTCTGGATAAAGTTGTCGATGTTCGCCGAGAATGTCGTCTCGTCGTACTCTGTGTAGTCCTTGATGGCTTGCACCAACGTAGCGTATGTCCAGCCCATCAGAGTATCTCCACCGTAACGTCTGTTAACTCACCAAGTGCCTGTGACCCTTCAGCGGATACAGATACATCTTCCGTGGCCAGAACTTCAACAACGCCAACCTGCGTAATCCCCTGCAACAGGTTGTACTCTATAAACGGGAAAATGTCAGTACCAACTGGTACGTCCATCGGCTCAATACGAGATGGTCTTGGAGCAACCAACGCCTGTGGCTCAGGTGGCGGAAAGATCGGGTCCAACTGAGGATGCTTCGGCTCCCAGCATTCCGTGCAGGTCCTCAGACCATTCCACTCTTTTGCCAGCAAATGATAATCGTATTGAAATCCGCACCTGTCGCAGATCGCAATGGCGTATTTGCCGTTTGCAAAAAGACCCATGGGTTACCCCAACCGATAGTTGGACCGAGAAGGCGTCAATCTTAAAGATGCCCGATCACGATCTTCCGTGGCAGCACGTTCAAACTCTTCCTCGTAGATCGCCTTCAGCATCTGAATACGGTCAGGGGCCTTTTTGATTGCAATGTAATACGCCAATCCGGCAGCAAGACACGGATAAAAGCGGAACGGAATCTGCATGGTATTCACGCCAGAATTGGCATCGTCCAACCGCACCAGCTTATCGACCACCAGAGTGTAGGTTGTGTCAGGCTTCGGCCAAACATACACGACAGGAATAATCTTGCGGTCTACAAAATACTGTACAGGACGACCGATACTCAGCTTGTTCGGGATGTTCTGATAGATCTCGCGGCTGATCCGGTCGATTGTGAGATCAGACTGAGACGCTGTACCAATCCCAGAACTATCTCTTATAACAGCAGTGATGATGTCAATCACACTTGATGTCAGCGTGTAGGATTCATTGTTGGCAGTAAGCGCAATATTTTCTTGGACAATCGTCCACTGGTTCAAACCACGGTTTGCCCACTCAGCAAGAAGCAAATTCAAGCTACGGCGAGCCGTGCGCTGGTCGTATCCTGTACGGATCTCAATGCCACAACGCTCAAATGCCTCTTCGATGTAGTCGGCTACATCTAACTCAAATGTCTTCGTGCCAGAAACTGTCATATCAACTCATCTTGCAAGGTTTCATACGAATAACTATTCCGCCACCACGGCTTACAACAGAGCCGCCCTTACTCATCTTCTTTGCCTTGCCTTCGCCCATGACACGCATACGCTTCATTACACGCATCGGTTTCATAGGCTTTACAAGGCCGCCCTTGGCAAATCCGGCAGTAGCACCCATCTGTCCGGTTGTCTTATTCATACCAACAAGGGCAGGATTTGTCTGCTGCGTTGTTCCCTGCGGCTGACCAAAAGCATTCCCCTGCATCCCGTAATCCATTGGTGAAGCATATGGAGATGCCTGTGGCGCAGCAGGGGCAGGTGCCTGTGCTGTCCCAAGACTTGCCATACCAATCGGAGGAGCAGCCCCAACCGCACCACCATCAGCATATTTGCGAGTACGGTTCATCATCTCAACGTCCCCCTGCTCTACCAAATCCCTTGATAGCAATACCACAACCGCGCTTTGACGAACGCTTGGCTGTTACTAAGCCGCCTTTAGCTTTGCTTACGGGCTTCTCTCCCTTGAACTTCATGTCCTCCAGTTTATATCCACCCTCGGGATAAAGAGACTCACTAATTTTCTGCGGGATTGTCCGAGTGTCTGACTTATCTGCGGGTTCAATAGCAGATTGCTTTTTCGTGGGAAATCTTCCGGGCAAGTCAGACATCGGCTTATCAAAACTTCCGGGAATTGCTTTTTTCGTAGGGATAAAATCTTCAAGTTCCGGCTTCTTGTACTGGTTCATGCCCATATCTTCGGCCTTGAACCCTTTTGTCTGCTTTGGCGTAATATCGTAGT